GTAAGTGCTGAATCTCTGGAATATTTCTCAAGGTCTCTGCTTGGGTATTCTCTGCTTCAACTCTCATCTTCTCGATGTTAGCTAATTCTTTCTGTAACTTAACTAATCTTTCTTGTATATCTATTTCATTAGGCTGTTTCATTCCAGCTTCTGCTGCATTCTTCTGAGCCTTAGTCATCTCTTCTTGTGCTTCAGCTAGTGTCTTCTGGATGTCAGCTTTCATTTGTTCCATCTGTAATTGATGATGATACTGTTGCATCTGTTGTGCTTCAGGATTAGGTTGCATACCTTGCATCAGAGCATTTACTATTTGGTCCCTATTATGGATACTAGAATTCTGGAAGATTGCTAACAAGAGGACATTGAAAGCTGGAGAATCTTTCGGAATTGACTGTAACATAGAGACCATTTGCTGCATCTCTAGTTCTTTAGCCATAATACCCATAGTAGAGAAAGGAACAAACTTGTAATCTACGACAGGATATCTGTCTACATCGAATTGTATCTTTCTCCATAACGCCTTATTAATCATAGGAATAAGGAATGTATTCTGGAAATTCATTAATGTACGCTTCTGGCGTTTAATACTAGCAGATTGCATCATAGACATACCACCAGCTGTGGCTCTGTCTGGTGCATTACTTACATCTGCAGCACCTGTACCCATCTGAATCATATTCTGTAGAGTGGATACTTGATTATATGTATGGTTATCTGTTTGACCTAAGTTCAAAGGCATTACTGCATTTCTTGGGTCACCATTAGTAAGAATAGTCTTGCCTGGTCTTACTTCTAACTTAATTCCTCTAGGTAATCTAGTAGCATCTGCAGCTACCATAGGTGTAGTAGTCAATGCTAGAGAGTCAATCCTTGCTCTCATCTCTGCATCTAGTGCTTTCTGTGGATTATATCCTTTCTCACAGACACCACGACCCCAGAACTTGTTAGGCACTATGTCGTGCTGATACGCTATGAATGGTCTGTCAACCATCATAAACGGATTCTCCTCAGCACGGAGCACATATGCATCGTTTGCAATAGTAACTACTGCTTCGACTAATTCATCTTCGTCATATTCAAAGTCAGCACTATTGTCTTCATTTTTATTTAAGAATTTCTTAGGTACTTTACCCCAGTATTCTGTAATTTTAATTTGGTCACCTGCATCATGGTCTATCTCTGGGTCATAACCAAAGTCTACTTCGTCTACATCTGCAGGAACTTCTACATTAAAGTAAATACCATTAGCAATACCTTCATTAAGAACATATCTAGGTTTATATACTTCATGTGCTACACCTAATGCTTGATTAATATTCTTAGCTACTGGGTCAATTAAGAACTCTTTAGGTGATACTGCCTCTACTCTTACATCTACTGAGATATAATTTTCTATTTGTCTTATAGAAGTAAGTGTTCCTTCTACAGGTGTCTCAACAGGTCTAGATTTAATGTTTTCTTCTGTGATAATCTTACCTATACCTGTACCATATATAGCACCATTAAGGAAAATTTCACAGATTGCATCCTTACATCCTGTACCTTCTAGGTCTTCTTGTAGTAAATTACGGACATACTCTATATCTTGTGGGTTTTGGTCTAACATATCGTCTTGTATGTCGAACCATTTACCTCTACCGAATGTAGCTTCCTCTAATTCTGCTACACTAGCTTCTACTGCTTGCTGTAATGCTGGAGTAATAATACGAGACTTCTCTGATTATCTCGTCATATCTTCTACATCCCAAATACCACGCCATAGACGGTAATATTCATCCCAATTTTTTAGATAGTTAACATCTCTATGGTCACGCCAGTCATCGAGACGGCTCATTAGCCATCCTGATAGTGCCTGATAATTAGTATCTATATCCATATAAATTAATATCCCGCTATTTCGTCATAAGGTTGCCAATCTTCCTCTAATTCTACAGTATTCATAAAGTCTGCTATGGATACTTGGTCTATATATGCCAATGCATCTATAATATCGTCATGAGTACCCTTAGTAGGAAACTCTAGGAGTTGTACTTCAAAGTCTGAGTTCCA